TCAAATCTTTTTAATGTTTACTTTACAACTTGGATTCCATATCAGCACATTACGTGCAAACAAGACATCACCCGTTTCTATTACGACATGACCGGGCATTTTCGCTCTTCTCACTTTTAAGTCGCTTTGGATGTTTCGCTCCAGCCAGTCATCCAATACGGACCGGCTGGAATTTCCGTCCAGCAGTATCTGGAACACTTCAGTTCCGGTGTAGCTTTCAAAAGCCTTCTCGTTATTATCCATAATCATTTTGGTAAATTATTACTTGTTTGAATGATTCCGTCTTCCCATACCACATAATAGCTTCCCGGGTCTCCAATGGCGCGTCCTTGACAATAAGCTTTATAACCGACCACCCGAATCTTCATATCACAGATATATTTCAATCTTACTGCACCGCCACCCATCGGCTGGCTTTTCTTTTCCTGGCTGATCCAGATGAAACATTTCTTCGGAAAGGTTGCCATCAGTTCCACAGCCTGCGGATAATCCCATCCGGCCACCTGAAAGGAATCGATGATGATAAACTTCGGGCTTTTCGGTTTTTTCAGTCTGGCAATCACTTCCTCCAGACTGCCTTCTGTCACCACACGAAATTTACCCTGCACCTCATTCATCTTCAGATAACCCATACGCCGTTGGAAGCTTTGGTTGATTTTCTCTTCGTAACTCATGTACAGCACCGTCCCATAGTTGCACAGTTCCTTTCCAAGTTGCATCACAAAGCTGCTTTTCCCACTGGCACTGGCACCGCTGATGAACCACGAAGCGTTCTCTGCCGGGAACCCGAAAGGTTTGCTCCATTTCTCATCCCACGGCAGAGTAACCCATTTCTTGGCGGCTATTTCCTTCGGACTGTACGCACGCTTCATTATTCCGCTGTCATTTTAAGTTTCTCAATCTCGGTATAGACTCTTCTCAAACCACCGCATGTCTTCCGTACAATCTGGGCTATATCAGCCCCCGCAGGAGCATTTACCTTGGCTACAATACGTGCCTGGTTGTTCAAGAACTGTTCGCGCTCCTTTCCATCATCCGGAGTCACCTTGCTGTACCGGTCACCATAACGGCTCAACATTTCGGTATAGCCCACCTTCTTACATTCTATGGACCGGTTGATTTTCTCTTTCAATCCGTCTGCCCCCATCATATACCAGGCGCAGCAGCGCTCAGTGGCATTCCATAAGGCCTTCAGTTCCAGGAAAGCTTCATACTGCAGGTCGCCTGCTTCATCGAGGATGATAAGCGGGGTTTCCATCGAACGGAGGTAATATACCAGGTCTTCATACACATCAGAATACTTCCCCTTGCTGTCCACACCAAACTCTGCAGCAATCTTGCGTACCAACTTCAATTTTGTCTTTACCTGCGAGCAGTCGATATAAACGGCATTCTTGTGGCTTTGCACATAATAACGTGCCGTGAAAGTCTTGCCGATATTGGGCATGTCGCACAAGATGCCCGACAGACTGGACTGCTGTGAGAACTCCAGCTGGGCAGTTATATATTCAAAGGTCGGGGTCTTGGCTGCTTTCCATTCCATTTCACCACGGAGGTTCACCCCTAATTTGCGGGCAATGCTTATCCAGTTGGCATCGCTCAGGGCTTTGTCTGTCTGTCCGTTCTTGATTGCACTGTACACAGATGTACTGATGGCTAAAGAGGCAGCATGCTTGGCATCACTGGGATAGTTCGCACGGTTGGCGGCTATCGCTGCTAAAATCTTCTGTTTTTGCGCTTCTGTAATCATAATTCTAACGCTGTTTTAATGTTGTTCTAATTCTATTCTTACATGTCACTGATGGCCCTCATTGCCTCGCTTATTCCGGAGTGCCATTCATAATCTGATTCCGGATCTGCCGACAATTCGGCTGGCAAATCATCGGATAGTTCCACCGGGGGAAGTTCCAGTTCCTCTTCCGGGTCATCCGTTGGCTGATCCGGTGTACCGGTTTCCACCTTTCCGATGGCGTGGTCATTGAGGTATTTGCTGAAATGACTCAGAACTTTGTTTTGCTCTGTATAGGCTACCCGGTCTTCTTCGGTCTGTTCTGCCATCACCCGGTTGTAAGTCACTACCGGACGAACCTTGTCAAGGTAGCGGTCGTTCTGGTACAGGAAGACATCCGTAGGCTTGCCCTCTTCATCCGGCAGATAGTAAGCCGTCACCTTGCGGTTGTTTGGTTCCAGCTGCTCCAGCACTTCCGGACCGCTCAGCCACCAGTCCGCATTTGCCACACGTACTGTGGAATTTCTACGAATACTGGTATCTACCTTTTCTCCGATATATCTGCTCAAGGTCAGTTTATCAAGCGGTCGAAGGGTCGGATTGATTTTGGCTACGAGCACATCCCAACGGGTCATTCCGGGATATTTCTTTTGATTGGGGTGAAGCGTATTGTTCCATTCTTCACAATCGCGCCGGTCGTCCGCCACAAGCTCTTCAAACGTATAATACTTTCTGTCTTCCCAGGTGTGGTTGCTGCTGTCACTCACTTTCTTCTGGTCCACCCGCCGTGCACCTTTGTTATGCCAGCGACCAATGGCTTCATGGTTCTTATGTGCTATGGTTGTCTTGAACGCACCGTTCAGAGCTTCAGCATATTTCTCCTGTGAGTTCTGTGGGGCACAGAAATGCACAAACTTAAATACCTCACCTGCCTTCAGGAATCCTTCTTTATACTTGCTCATCAAGTGCTGCTCCACCTCAATACCGGCTGGAATACCCCATCCGTTGCGTTCGATGAGCCGGAACATATCACGAAAACAGTCCACTACCAAGGCATCATCCTTATCCCGCCCGTAGGCCAGCCCGATACGGCACTGGCTCACCACATCATAAGCATAATAGGCATGCACATACTCGCCGCCTTTCATCCGACGCGGCAAATCCACGTCATCCATCGTTATTTGTGACAGGGAGAACTTACCACCATGGCGGTGCATGTGCGGCATTTGCTCATGATAGAATTCCATACGTCCACGCAAGGCTTTTTCTATCAGCAGCTGGCTTGCCGGGTTGTTCAGTATGTTCCGGATAGTGCTTTCGCTCAGTTCTTTCGGTTCCCCGTTCTTATCCGTAAAGTTTTCCGGATTGAATATCTCTCCTGTTTCCAGATCCCATACTTCCAGTTCACCGCATACAAACGACAGATACATTTCATGCACATCACTGCCGTATGGTTGGTTGGGAAGTACTTTCAAACTCATCACCAGGCGTTCGTCCATGTGAGTTACCTTCCGTTTGTTCTGGTTGCCGAATTTTCCGGTTATCAAACATTCATAACCGTATTGCTTATATTCGTTCACTTTCTTGCGGAAACGAAGGGTACTGGCAGGAAGATCATGACCAAAGTCTTCGCGTAGGGTCTCGATGGTGGTGGCCATCATGTCCCAGTTATATTTTTCACCCATCAGTTTTCGGTAATCATTGCTTCTGTTATAAAGCTTGATACAAGTATTCAACACGGAAGCATTCACCGCATATTTCCGGGCAAGTTCGTCTGTTGCTCTGTTGCTGGAAGAATGAGAAGCCCAATCCAAAAAATAGGCTACTGCAGCCTGATCCAGCACATAGTTTGAGAGTATCCAGTGGCGAAGTGCCTGCTCTGTTCCACCGGGGTTGTCTTCCTTCACCCGTTCCAGACACTCGGTAGGCAGGCTATTGAGGGCGACCAACGCGCAATTTCCAGCAGCACCCCCACCACGACGCACCACCTTGATACGGCCACGGTTCACCCAGTTCCTGTAGCAGGATTCGGTGATATAGCCGCCATCTATGAGCTCACGTGCAGAAATACACTGTATGTTACCGTAATACACCAACATAGCCGCCTCCTATCTCAATGCCGATGCAAACGCTTGGATTTGGTTAATATCGGCAACCATCACATGCTCGTAAGTCTTCACCGTTTCTCCCTTGAATATTACCTGACCGCTACCATCATTACGGTCAAGCTCTATCAAGGCACCGTTCGGACAGTACTGACGCATCACATTGTCATAATCATGGAAAGTTTCTATTTCCGGAATAACAACCATCACAATACCGCCACGATCCATGGCCAACTTACGGATCTTTGCAGAAAGTTCGGAGTTGCCACGACGGTCATCAAACCGGATAGCGTTATAAACAGTCTTCTCTGTCACGTTGAGTGCCTTTGCGATAAAGTCGCGGTCGGCTTTCGTAATGTGAATGTACCTCTTGTTCATATCTCACTTGTTTTAATGATTAATATTGGGGGGAGTCCGGGGAATCGAACCCCGGCACAAGAACCATGCACTCCCGTGTGTCTTTCCACACCGTCACCCGTCTCTTAACGCCTTCCGGGTTGTCACGCTGGGTTTACTGTTGTCCCTCAACCTTTTCACCTTTTTCAATAATCCCAAGAAGTATAGTGAATTTCTCACGTATCTTCTGGTTCACTTCCAGTTCCAACGTATGCGCCAAATTTGAAGCCGCACTGGTGCTGTTCTTGCGGATGCTTCCGGTAAGAAGACTATCAGTCAGACTGTTTATCTTGCTTTCCATGTATAACTTTACATCATCATGGCTACCGGCAGATAAAACCACCTTCAAGGCACGGTAACAGGAAAGTTCACGTTGCGTCTTGTACATATCCTCGGCATACCAGCAGAAGAAATGTTCAAAATCCTCATTCATGTCTTTGGTGTACTTGTCAGCCTGTCTTACCAAATCATCTATATGGGTCTTTACAGAACTGAATACAAAATCCCAGCAACTCATTTTCTTGTTTTCCATAATCTCACTTATTTAAATTCGTTTATAATCGGTTTCAAACTCACGCCGTAACAACTCATCAGGCGGCGGATAAGGTTCTTCACATAAAAATCAGGTGCGGAAAACACAATCCCGGTCTCTTCGGTATATCTGAAGCTGATACCGTCCATCATCAACACGTAAGCCACCTTGTGCTTCACGCTCTGTGTCTGCCATTCTTTTATTTCTTCGTTCATTTTCTTTAATCCTTAAAATTCGCTAATCACATGCCTTTTTCGTATATTTGGCGCGGTGTTCCTTTTTGAACACGCTGCAAATATATAGAATATTTTCGACACTAAAAAGTTTTATGTAGATAATTTACGACTTATGACGAATATTTCCGACAGGATTGCAATCCTAATTAAAGAAAAAGGTATCAGTACAAGGGCACTTGAACAAGCTATTGGGTGCTCGAATGGAGTAATTTCAAGATGCATTAGCAAAGGAACAGATATATCAAGTTTATGGGTGTCGAAAATTATCGAAATACATAATGATATAAACCCTACCTGGTTACTTACTGGGAAAGGTGATATTTACTATAATACATCATCTACAACAACACAAACAACCGAACTATCCTCTCTCCTTGCCTTAATTAGAGAAAAAGAAGAAATCATCAGGGAACAAGATAGAGAAATCGGACGCTTAGAGGAACGAATCCGGCAAATGACAATCGAAAAGGAAAAACATGTATCGGATGCGCCCATTTCCGGTACTGCAAATGTCGGGTAGGCGGATTTACTATTACCATACACCGGTGATGGAAAACGAAGCGTACCCCCTATCATCCCCCATGATGTCCCCCTCCCAAGCAATCCCCCTCCCCTACCATTATATAAGGGCATAAAGGCACTGATATTGGGGAATTTAAAAAGTAAAACGTGAAAAATGATAGGTTTTTAGGGGGGGGCTATCAAATAAAAAACAAGGGGTATTTTTAAAATTGTGGTATTTTAGCATGTCTGTATCGCACACCGCCAAAACCCTATTTTGAATATCCAGTTCTATAAAAGTGAATATCCACTTTGAATATCCACCTGAATATCCAGCGTCAAAAAAGACCGATTTCAAGCACAAAAAAAGGGGAGGTATAACCACCTCCCCACACCGGATCATTCTAAAGCCGTTTTTATTGCCTTTTTAGCCGCTTATTATTCGTCTGATACATTTCCACTACGCCCGCAAGAAATGAGCGTAGATTGCTTTATTATAGCCTTTTTGGTGCATACAGTCCCGTTACCAGATAATCCTGCATGAAGCAGATAATTCTTCGTTGCGCCCACCTGTTCTGCCGTCAAAACAGTATAAATGGCCGTTATACTACTAAAATACCAGTCTTTCCGCTTTGTTCCTTCTATTCCGTGTGTCAAATGTATATGTATTACCTTTGCCATAACTAATAATATTTTGTCGCAAATATACCAAATAACTATTATATGGAATAATTTAAGCAGCATTATATCAAATAATCAGGCACAAAAAAAGCAGCCGCAGCTGCCACTCACTCCCCCACCAGAATCAACCATGTAAGCCTTATGTAAACCCAATTAAACCTATCTGCAAATCTGTATGCCTAAAAAGCACATAAATGTAGCTGCAAATTAAACCCACGTAAACGTTTCGTTTTGCAGAGCCATCCACTCATATTTTGCATAACATTTTGTATATCAATAGGTTTGATATTCTTTCCGCTCAATCCTCAATATACGTTTCGTTCTGTGCCCCATACGTGGGGAATTGCGGCATTCATATATATGGGTATAACTTCTAGAATCAAGAGGGTACTTGTCGTATTTGCTATATTGATGGGATATTGGTTAATTTTCTTGTTATTCAAAGCACCTGATGCAATTCCTGAAGCACACTACTTGTCGCCTGAAGGTAACATCGCAGGNTACGTTTCGTTCTGTGCCCCATAATTCTGCGCCGATGCAGGAATAGCTAACAGGAAAAATAAAACAAGATAGCTAAGTTTTTTCATAAATGTATTGTATTAGTTTCGGACAAAAATAGACACATCCATCGGCTTTCTTCGTAAGAGTATACTAATTAAACGGAAAAGAAACTAAAACATCATTTACGATGCCTATTGGCGAACAGCAGGAACAGGTTATTCTTTATTCTCATAAACATTGCTGAACTTGTGCCTGTTTTGGTGAAGATTAATTTTAGTACCGTTATGGAAGATAAAGAAAAGAAAAATGTAGTGTCAGCAGGTGATAACCTGACTGACTACATGGAGACGGTAATTGCCGATTTGGAAAAAGAAGGGAAATTTCCGGCAGCACATGTTTACCGGAGCGTACTGCGCTCTTTTACCCGTTTTTGGAATGCCTCTGCACCGATGCGAGATGATCCGACATCAATGTCGAATGCCCTTACACCGATACGGGATGTCTTTACGCCGGAGCGACTGAAGGAGTATGAGACATGGCTAACGGAATGTGAATGCAGTCCGAACACTATTTCCACTTACATGCGCACGCTTCAGGCAGTTTATAACCGTTGGATGCCACCCGGCATGGTAGACTACAATCCGATATTGTTCAAGGAATTGTATACCAAAGTAGAGTCGCGCACCAAGCGGGCACTAACAGCGGGGCAGATGCGACAGTTAGAAACTACAGAATTCTGTGCGTTGTCGCTACCGCAACAGCGTGTACTTGCTTGCTTCATGCTGATGTTCATGCTTCGCGGTATGCCTTTCATCGACCTGGCACATTTGCGGAAACAGAACTTGCAAGGCAGGCGTATTGTCTACCGGCGTCACAAGACAGGTAAATTGATGGTGGTGGACGTGCCGCCGGACGCATTCCGGTTGCTACAGAAGTACAGAAACAGGGCTGAATCGGAGTATTTGTTCCCGATACTGAATGAGGCATCTCCGGGTAAAGAACGGTATCATCTTTATCAGGATACACTGCGCCGCTTCAACCGGGAACTGGCACGGTTGATGAAAAAACTCTTGCCCGGCGTTTCCGTGAGTTCGTATACCGCCCGCCATACGTGGGCGACGCTGGCTTATCATAGTGGAACACCTCTTGGACTTATCAGCCAGTCGTTGGGACATTCGTCCATACGGGTGACGATGAGTTATCTGAAGCCCTTTGATGCGGAGGTAATAGACAAAGTAAACAGACAAGTGATTGCCTTAGTGAAAGGAAGTAAAAAGAAGAAAGTAGATAGCATCAATATGCTGTACGGCACTTTATTAAGGTGA